GAGAAGTTGATGCCCAACTCTTCGAAGATAATCTTTGTGTTTTCGACATTATCGATATCGACGGCGCAAGTTCCTGACGCGCCATGCAACAGCCCAACATTATGTGTTGAGTTTCTTTCATAATAGTCACGCGCAATCGCTGGATCTGACAATGCCTTTTCTGGCTGCTGCCAGCCAAACTTTGTTGGCCCCTTCGATCCTGCTGGGATTGTGACCAAATACCAGCCCAGTCTTGAACAGTATTCTTCTATCTTCATTGCGAATCACTCAGGTAGTCGCTGAGTTTTTTCCATGTGTTCAGGCTGATTTTTTCGTTGCCAGACGCGATTGCTTTGACCGTTGGATGAGACAGCCCACACTTCTCTGCAACCACTGTTAAACGCCTGTCTTGCAAGGCATTTCGTATGTCATCGATTGGTATAAGGTTTGTCATTTTTTTCTCCATTTTGTTTCATATTTGCATAATCTGCAAAAAGATCTTTACAGCCTAAAAGTTTTTCTGTAAACCGATTTTTGTAGAGAGTGAAAAAGAAAGGAATTGCCATGAGCAATGTAGACGGTTTAGCCGCCGAATGGCTACAATTAAAGGCGCAAGAAAAAGAAATAATCGCAAAGCGCCATGCGATAGAAGCCCAAATCACCAAGGCGTTGGACGCCAAAGATGAAGGCTCAATTTCCCACAAGTTAGACCAGCACAAAGTAACGCTGACACAGCCTGTCACGCGCAAGGTTGATGCTGTGCAATGGGATAAAGTCAAAGACAAGATCCCAGAAAATATGCACCCAATTAAAGTCAGCATTTCTGCTGATGCTGTTGGCTGTCGTTATCTGGCTGAAAAGGAACCTGTGTTGTGGCGCAAAGTTGCCAAGGCATTTGAAACCAAACAAGGCAAAATTGGCGTGAAAGTAGAGGAGATATAATGGCCATTAATTTAAAATCACTATCAAAACCAACAGGACAGCGACCAATAATCGCTACACTGTTTGGCGAAGGCGGCATGGGTAAAACTACCCTTGCTGCAATGTTCCCGAAACCTGTGTTCATTCGAACTGAAGATGGCACGGCCAGCTTGCAGGGGAATGATGAAGTCAGCTTGTTTCCGATTGCAAATTCAAGCGATGATGTGCTTGGCGCGATTGAGGCGCTGGCCACAGAAAAGCATGACTTCAAGACGCTGGTCATTGACAGCATTACGCAATTGGCCACGATGATCGAAAGCGAGATTGTTGCTGCCGATCCAAAGGCGAAGTCAATCAATCAAGCTGGTGGTGGCTACGGCGCTGGGTACAGCACAGCCGCTGAGAAGCATCGCCAGATGCGTGAATGGGCTGGTGCGCTGGCCTATGACAATGGCATGAATGTGGTCTTCATTGGTCACGCAGATACTGAGACATTGGATCTGCCAGACATGGACCCATTTGCCCGATACACAGTGCGGATGCATAAGAAGGCAATTCCGCACTACACTGATAATGTCGATCTAGTTGGGCTTATCCGACTGAAGACATTTACCAGAGGCGATGGTGATAAAAAACGTGCCATCTCAACTGGGGAACGTGAGATCCTGTGCTTCCCACAGGCGTCGAGCGTTACCAAAAATCGGTTCAACATCACTGAACCACTGCCGTTTACCTTCGATGGCGGCAATCCTTTTCAACAATTTTTAGCAGAGTAGGAGCTTACTCAAATGGACTTAAACGGCTTTAACGCGATGAATATCGAACCTTCAACTTCTTTTGATCCACTGCCAGCAGATTGGTACAAGTGTGCGATCATTGACACTGAAGAACGTCAGACCAAGGCAATGACAGGATCATACTTGTTGCTGACCATTGAGGTGATTGAAGGTGCATATCAGGGGCGTCGAATCTTTGATCGCCTAAACCTGAACAATCCAAATCAGACTGCTGTTGAGATTGCTCAACGCGCTCTGGCATCGATCTGTCGATCAATCGATGTGCCAAATCCAAAGAACAGCGAGGAGCTGCGCGACAAACCATTGATGGTGAAAGTTGCCGTGCGGCCAGCAGAAAACGGCTACGATGCGTCGAATGACGTGAAGGGATATGACGCTGCGTCAGGATCTCCCGCTTCTGTGGCTGTGGCCGCAGAGCCTGTGGCTGCGAATGGTGCGGCAACGCCACCTTGGAAACGCTGAGTTCAGTTTTTGGGATGGGGCGCGTGTCGCCCCATTACATGAACAGAAGGAGAGTGAGATGAAACCACACAAAATTAGCCTGAAGCATTACTTCGATCACAAGGACAAATCGAAGGTTGCTTATGAAAAGCCATCAGATGACATCATCGAAATTCTGGATCAGGTTTTTCAAAAGTACAATTACAACTGGGTGAAGGATGATGCTTGAGTACATCGTTGTTCACACTGGTGTCGTGATTTTCCTAGCTTTGATTGGAGTGATATAATGAACAAGCCAATTTATGAAAATGAAATAGATTTCTCGAATGAAGAGCAACTTGCTAAGTTTTTAGAAACCAAATGGAAATGCAAAATGCAACGCCAGAGGAAGTTTGCTCAGTTTGATTTTGTTGCCTTAGATGGGCGAGAAATAAAAGCGTTTATTGAAATGAGAAATAGAAATATTAAGCACAATCAATATCCAAATTGCTTTATATCTGCCAGCAAATTAATTGCGGCAAGAGCTTTGATAGACGTTTGCGATGTGCCATGTCTATTTGTTGTTAGCTGGTCTGATAGAGTTGGGTACGCAGATTTAAGCAAAAAATATAAAATAGAATACAGCCAAGAAGGTTGGTCACGCAGAAACGATCCTTCTGATGTAGAGGCAATTGGTCTTATTCCAATCGCTGATTTTACTTTTTTTGATGAAGGATTTCCTGATGGATCTTGAAGCATACGCAACGCCTGAAACTATTCAGGACATTTACAAACACTACCAAGCCAAGCGAAANAATGAGCATCGACCTCACCTTGGCGGCAGTCAAATCGGCAATGAATGCAGCCGTGCGCTTTGGTATCAGTTCAGACATGCTTGGACGCCTCTTTTCGAGGGGCGTCTTTTGCGTTTGTTTGAGACTGGTGATCGTGAAGAAGATCGCATTGTGTCGAACCTTCGTGCGGTTGGCGTGACGGTTTGGGAGCGAGATCCCGATACTGGCAAGCAAGTCAGGTTTGAGGCTTGCGGTGGTCACTTTGCCTTGTCGCTGGATGGCGTTGGGGAAGGTTTTAAGGAAAGCAAAAAACCTCATACGCTTGAGTTCAAAACGATGAACGATAAGAATTTCAAGGCCACCAGAAACATGGGCGTTGAAAAGTCGAAGCCCATCTACTGGGCACAGTGCCAGATTGGTATGCTTTTGGCTGGGCTGGATCGCTGCTACTTTTTTGCTGTGAATAAAAACACAGATGAAATGTATGGCGAGCGGATCAAGCTGAACAAGAAAGAGGCAAAGGGTCTGATCGATAAGGCTGAGAAAATTGTCTTTTCGACTTTGCCTCCAGATAAAATTTCTGGTGATGCCAGCGATTGGCGCTGCAAGTTTTGCCCCTACTGGGCAATCTGTCATGGCTGCAAGATTCCAGAAGTGAGCTGCCGCACTTGCGCCCATGTGACGCCAGAGAAGGATGGCACTTGGAGCTGCGCTTTGGGCAAGCCTGCCGTCACTTGTGATGATCATTTGTACATCCCACAGATCATGCCGAAGGATTTGGAAATGACTGACGCTGGTGATGACTGGGTTGAATATGAAGACTTGGATACTGGTGAGACTCTCCGCAACAATGGAAACAGTCGTGAAATATTTGAAGGGAGGATGCGCGATGGGAATGCGTGAACACTTGATGAAAGACGCCTTGGAAGAATTTGTTAATAAGTTGCCAGATAAAATTACTGATGAAGAAGTTGCATGGATGATTTTTAACATCCTTGGATGTCGCGGAAAGATCGAAGACTGGGGAATGATAAACAAACTCACGATTGCGAATATCGGGGAGTATTTCATTCATCAGGCATTTTCGATTGAAGAGTTGGCTGAAACAGAGGCGAAGATGTTTTTGGACAAAGTGGTTAAGGAGCATAAAGCAAAATGACTTTCGAACTTCGTGATTATCAAAAAGACGCCATTGATGGGCTGTACAATTACTGGGCGCAAAAGATGGGAGAAAACCCACTGATTGTTGCGCCGACTGGATCTGGCAAAACGGCGATCATTGCCAAGATGATCCAAGACGCCATGAGCTTTCCAAACACTAGGGTTCTGGTTTTGGCGCACGTTAAGGAGCTGCTGGAGCAAGGGGCGTCAGGTTTAAAGAAGCTGTACCCAGAGGCTGATTTCGGCTTCTACAGCGCGTCTTTGAAAGAAAAGGATCTGACCAAGCCAATTACGTTTGGCGGCATTCAGAGCATCTATAAGCAAGCGTTTAACATGGTTCCAGCTCCAGACTTGGTGATCATTGACGAGGCGCACATGCTGCCACCCAAAACAACCACACGTTATGGTCGGTTTATCGATGACCTGAAGCAGTGCAATCCAGATGTAAAGATTGTTGGGCTGACAGCCACGCCATACCGCTTGAGT